ATGAAGATCTCAACAAAAGGTCGGTATGCCCTGCGTCTCATGCTGGATCTTGCCATGAATGGCAAGGAAAACTTTGTTCCCATCCGCAGTGTATCCGAACGACAGGAAATCTCCGAGAAATATTTGGAGCAAATCATTACTGCCCTCTCCAGAGCCAAACTGGTCAAGAGCGCTCGCGGCGCCCAAGGCGGCTATAAGCTTGTCAAGGCACCGGAAGAATATACGACGGGAGAGATCCTGCGCGCTGTCGAAGGATCCCTTGCCCCTGTGGCCTGTCTGGAACCGGGCCATACAGTCTGTGCCCGCGCCAAAAAATGTATTACCCTGAATTTGTATAAGGAAATCCAGGAAGCCGTGGATTCTGTCGTAGATCGTACGACGCTGGCGGACCTGGTGGCCCAGCAGGAGGCGCAGGATAAAGCGTAACTGTTTTTGGCCAGCCCAAAAATCAGGCTGATTTGATGAAGTTACATGGCCCCATTGCTTTCGTTGAAATATATGGAAGCAATGGGGCCATGTCGATTCGTAGGAGGGTCCGTCTCACGTTTGGGGATCCCTTACGCCTGGGCGCTCCCCCTCCTAACCACGTGTCGTCACCTTCCGCGCCCAGCTCATCAAAGCGGAAGCTTTTTGCAATCTTCGGCCCATATGGGCTCAGCTGCTTTGTCGCCCACACTCCCAACCTCCTAGACGTACCGGCCTCTGGCCGCAAGAAAACTCACGCGTCGTCGATTCGGAGAACTTTCGCGCAACAGCTCCCGCGTCGCTGCGCTAGCTGGTTGCTGGCGTCTCAGGTCCGTCGTCGTCGGTGGAAGCGGGGCTCCTCGCAATTGGACCCGTCTGAGCCAAATTCGCAAAAAGCAAATGAAAGAAAAGCCCGTAAGGCAAAAGAGAGTAACGCGCGGCCACAAAGCGTCCCGACCGGAGGGGGCCGAATCAATTTTTCGATAACACGGTCCTGCAACCGGCTATGGAGCAAGAGCTCCATACGCAGCGGTTTTGGCCCATCGAAAAATGCTCCTCGCTAGCCGTTCGTAAGGAAACGTCGGCCACAAACCGGCCTCCTCATCCTCCACCTAACAAGCCTGCTTGTTACAATCCTGCTAAGAAAGATTGTTTGCAACATCGTCATACACGAAAACGTATCCGTTACTTTTGCATCCGCCGGATTCTAATTAGGCGGATGTAAGGGATAAAAGGGCTCTGCGCTCCCTGGATAAGCGCCTGTCACGATCTCTCGCTTCGCTTTTTCAAAGGCGCCAAGGAAGCTTGCGAATCGATCGGCGATGCGCTTACCGCCCTGGCGGGGCGGAACGGCTTTCGCCGTCTCCAAGGCAAAAAGACCGTGACGTGAGCCCTAAATAGAACGTAGATACGAGTTCGGTTCTGGGCTTTTTGTAGGTTGAATCCGTTAGCGTAGTTAGTCTGATATGGGGGAATATTTATCCGATGGGATCTTTATCCATTCTATCCATATGATTATGATTACAATGAAATTAAGAAACGATTTCCTTCGTTTAAGCACTGCCCGCCTTTGTGTTTTGCCTCTGAGCTCGACTCGTAGAGTCGAGCCGCCCCACCAGGGCGGGGAACCAAAAGCCGCATGTTGCCTCATTAAAATGAGGCAAGCGTGCCCTTTTGGTGGTGGATGAGGAGCGTAGCGACGTTTCCTTACGAGCGAAAGTCCGAAAAACATGTTTAAGGACGGATTTAATTCGTCGCCCAGTCCGAAGGACACGGTTTGGCGCCGACGTTATGGCCTTTTCTCCATTTTCCTTTTTCGAATAGGGCTCCAGATTGGCCCCGATGCTGGGAAAAACGCGAAGCAGGCTGACGACGTCGTATAATATTGTCATCCAACCCTCTATTTTCTCTTGCGTGAATTTAGGGAAAGGGCTATAATACTAACTATTGGGGCATTAGCTCAGCTGGGAGAGCGCAAGGTTCGCAATCTTGAGGTCAGGGGTTCGATCCCCCTATGCTCCACCATAACAGGCATATCCGAACCCCCTATTCTGACAGGATTCTGTAGGATGGGGAGTTCTTTTTTGTAGTTATATTGAATCTCAATGAAATCTTCATAAACGATTACGCTGCGGACGATGGATGAGAGTAGGATGCTTTTGTACTTGTCCGCTTTTTTTATTTGCTGCGAAATGGACCAGAAAAAGAATTCGATATGTTTTTCGGTCAGGTGTGGTATCTGGTTCATCAATTCTTCCTTCTGAATGGCGTCAGTTAGCGTTTGAAGCTGTTTTTCGTAGTCGTGAATATGATTTGTCACGGTTTGGCTAATAAGGCCTTCCTCGACGGCTTTTACGCAGTTCTGAAGTTTTCTTGAGATATCAGCTTTTTGATTCTGCAGTGATTGGAGCACCAGGGAGGGACCTTGCGTTTCTTGAGCACTAATAGCTTGCTTTGCAATGGCTCTTATCGCATCTCGGTTGCTGAGGAGTCGTGTTGTCGCGTTACAGACAATATCTTCGAGCTTATCCATCCGAACGGCTTTTGCCGTGCAGCCTTTTTTCTTTTGGTGCCCTGAGCAGATATAATAGCGGTAAATCCGCTGTAGTTTTGACGTCCCTGAAGTGCCTACCATGTTTTCACCGCAATGACCACAGAATAGACGGCCAGTTAGATAATAGTCATTGTCTTTTGCTTTGGAGACACACTTCTTTTTAACCTTCATGATTTCCTGCACTTTATGCCAGTCTGCAGAATCGATAATGGCTGGTATCACATTTGGCTTTTTGATTCCATTCCAAATGAAGGTCCCGATATAGCGTTCGTTCTTCAATATAGTGCGGAGGCTATTTTTGCGAAATGGTTTGCCTAAAGCGGTTAGGCATCCTGCCGCGTTGAGTTCCCGAATAATTCTTGTAGGTTGCTTGCCATCTAAGTATTGTTGATAAATCCAGCGAACGGTTTTGGCTGCCGGCTCATCGATGATAAGGCGGTGCTCTGTGTCGAGTTTGTATCCAAGCGGCACTATTCCTCCAGGCCATTTCCCTTCCAGGGCATTTTCGGTCATGCCTCTCATGACGTTTTCAGCGAGTTCCGCCGAATAATATTCGGCCATCCCCTCAATGACAGACTCCAGTAGGATGCCGGATGGGTCGTCTGCAATATTTTCCATAGCACTTACTACTTTGACACCGTACTTTTTCAATTTGTGCTTATATTTGGCGCTGTCGTAGCGGTTCCTGGCAAAGCGGTTCAGCTTATAGACTAAAACCGTATCAAAGGTTTGCGTGGCAGCAGCCTGGATCATCATCTGAAATTCGGGGCGTTGGTCACTGCGACCAGAAAGAGCCCTGTCGGCGTAAACATGTAGGATGGTCATGCCGTTTCTTTTTGCAAAATCTTCACAAACGCGCAGCTGACCTTCGATGGATTCTTCGCGCTGGCGGTCTGACGAGTACCGAGCATAAATGACAGCCTTTGTTGTGGTTTCAACAGTTGTATTTTTTTGCATAAGAATAGCCTCCTTCTATGCGAAAGGGGGCCGAAATGTTATAATATAATACATAGTCGACCTCCAGAGTGGGTAGATTATACTGCAGTACGGTACTGGTAATACCTGCTGCGCGTCCCTCATCGTGTTCCCGCACGGTGGGGGATTTTTTTATTTTGTATCTTCAAGCCGATAGACGTGACTGAATCCTTCGGGAAGAGCCGGTGCAAGCCCATTTTCGATAATGATGGCAATGAGGTCCTTCTTTAGCCCTTTCGATGGAATTCCTGCATCCTCAAGAATCTTCTTTAACTCCGGCTTGCGCAGTTTATTCAGTTGAATTTCGTAGGAAACATCCTTCAGCTTTGCGTACTTCCCTGGGTCCACAAAGTCGCGAATGAAATCAGCCTCCGTGTATCCTTCTGGCTTTTCTGCATAAAGGGCCTCATAGCACATCCCTCCGCATGTCAGCCTTGCCCGTCTCAAGACGCTTTTTACAAATAAGTCTTGGGAAGAACCGAAGAGCGACTTGATAATAGGGTCGGCTCCTTTTTGAATGCAATCTCGCATGATTTGTGCGCAAGCCCTAGCGTCAGAACAGGAGTCGTGATGATCTAATCTGATACCCAGGTGCCGGCATATCGTATCCAGCTTATGGTTCGGCAAATCCCGATAGACATAGCGTGCGCTCTGCAGGGAATCTGCAAAGAGCAATGGCTTATCCAGGGAGATTCCTTCCGTTTCTGCTACATGAAGGAGGCATCCCATGTCGAACTGGGCATTGTGGGCAACGAGGACATAGCCTTTTATAAAGTCGTGGAACGTCGATTCGTAGTATTCCTTAAACGTCGGAGCATTCCGGACTTTTCCCCAAGTAATGCCGTGAATCCTGGTATTGGTAAACCGAGTTTCTGGAGGTTTAATCAATGAGGTAATGACATCCACAATGCTGCTTCCCTGGACCTTTACGGCAGAAATACTACAGATGGAATAAGGCTGTTCGTTTGCGGTCTCAACGTCGAAGGCAACGAAGCCATCAACGGGGAGGTTGTAACGATTTGTCACGGGGAGCGACATGCGCGCAAATCCGTTGGCGACAGGAAGCCTAAACCTCTGCAGCTCACTCTTCGCCATAGGAGCTTCCTTTTCGAGCGCAGCTTCTAACGCAGCCTTTTTCTTGTGCCGGTAGTACCAAAATGCAATGACGAGAACCAGAAAAATAAATCCGCCCATAGTTATCCCTACTTCCTTTTCTTGAGTTGAATGAACTGCCGCGGGACGCCACGGCATTCGGCTAGTTTATAAACGGAACAATCATCGTGCTCCGACAAATATCCGTCATTGAGAAGCAACTCAACGGCAAATTCATTGGCTGTATGTTCGACCCTATCCGCATTGATGCTCATGGTGTATGTCTTCAGCCACTGCGTGTTGTCGTCTGGAGTGCACAATGCATGTCCTAGCTCATGCGCGCAAACAAAATCGATCATATCCGGAGGCGTCCTTTTGTCGTCGATGATGATGAACTTCGACCTCTTATATTTGAGATAATTGCCATACTTCCCGCCCAAGTCTCCGTAGATGACACGAATGCCTTTGCATGCGGCCAATTGAAACGGGCTATCAGTCTTGTATCGGCGGATGAGCTGGCGCACTTTCCGCTGTATATCCATGAACGTCAATCCTTCCGGTACTTCTTCGGAGTGTACTTTTTCTTCGCAATCTTCTTAGCCTGGATCATCGCAGCTTTGATGGTTGCTTTGAATGCCTCGATGTCTTCTAAATCAGAACCATCTTCATAGGCAGCTGCAGCGACGGAGTTCATCATGTCTTCCAGGTCAGATTCAATTTCACGCTCTTCCTTTGCAGACAAAGTATCGTCAAAGCCCATTAGCCACGCTGGACTTACATTTAACGCTCTTGCGATTAGCGCAATCTTATCCTGCTTTGGCTCATACTTGCCAGTTAGATATTCGGACAAAGATGAATTGCTGATTCCGGTAATTCGTGCCAATTCTGCTTTGGTCATGTTTTTGTCTTCGAGGGACTTTTTTATTCGATTAATCAATGTACTATTCATAATGCCTTCCTCTTCACTAAACAACCAAACTAATATCGTTGCTCTTATAATATACGATTTTCCGAAGAAAATCAACAGAAATGGCATATAGTTTTTCGGAAAACCGTTGACAGTTGTTCCCCTGCGTGGTATGATTCAGTCAACGGATTTCGACTAACCGAAATACGTTTAAAGGAGGTGAAGAAGTATGAAGACGGTAGCAAAGGTGTCCTTCAACTATGCATATTTAAGAGGATTCATCCGCGAACATTTTAAAACGCTGGCTAAATATGCTGATTTTCTGGGCATTTCTGCAACAACGCTTTACGAACGGTTGAGCGGTAAAAGCCCCTTCACGCAAGAGGAAATTTACAAAACAGCAAACTATTCTTTAAGTAAACCGTTGTCTGCGGACGAAGTGACTCTTCTTTTTTTTACCTGTGAATTTCGGAAAACCGAAATATCGTAATTCTTAAAGGGGGTTATTTTATGGACCAGCTCATTGACTACATAGCGACGTATGTAGTTGAGCACCAAGCGGAATTTGAGGCATGGCTATCCCAGGAGAAAGGAGATGAATGATATGAGGAGACTTCGTAGGAAACGCGCTGCTGCCATCCTGGTCTTGCTGTTTTTGGCATTAGGGGCATGCGGAGCGCTAGGACAGTCGGAACCGGAATATGACACGTATCAGAGGCTTGTGAGACAGGGGGACACTCTGTGGGACATCTGCGAACGGGTCAACGGCAATCGAGAGGACGTCAGAGACATCATCTACAGAACCCAGTCAGAGAACAACATTGAGAAGGCAGGAGAAATCCGTCCTGGGCAGATTCTGACAATCCGGGTCAAGCGAAATGACTAGGGATGAATGGCAGCGGGCAGTGCTAACTGCCAAAATGGTCGCCCTGGACAACCTAAAGCGGTTAGAAAAGGACCCGAAGGATGGCGTTGCCCTGGAATATTTCCATGGAGCCGAATATAAACGATGGTTTCAGACGCCACCAGAAGTTAGTCTTGATGGAGTAATCAAATATCATCGACAGCCCATCGCCGTTGCAAAATCGCTAGAAATTGTGCCAGCTATGCCTTTTATTCCTGCTGATTTGGAATTAGATCCAAAACACATTTGCGTACGTTGCGGGGTCCCTATTCCTAGCTATAAGAAACGATACTGTATAAGGTGCAGCGCACTCGTACGTAAAGAAAGGGAGAGAAGAAATAGTCAAAAAGCGGCTGCCAAAAAGAAAGAGCTGAGGCGACTAAAGCGGCTTAAAAAAACTAAAGAATCCCTTGTAGCGTCTCTTGATACTTTACGCGAAATTACCGAAAGACTGACAAGAATGATTAGTAAGTTACAAAAAGAATGAGGCCCTCGTGTTGGAGCACAAGGACCTCAAAGGCGAAACATTTGGACAGGTTTCGCCTCCATTATAGCATAGGAGGACTAACCATGAAACTTATATCTTTGACTCTTCAGAACTTCAAAGGCATCAAGGGGTTTATCCTGGAAGCCGATGGAAAGAACGTCAGTGTCTGCGGAACTAACGGAACCGGGAAAAGCACAGTCTTCGATGCTTTTACGTGGCTCCTCTTTGGCAAGAACAGTCACGATGAAAAAAACTTCGGTATCAAGACGCTCGACACGAACGGGAACGTAATCCCGCGTATTGACCATTGTGTTTCGGCCATTATCGAACACAGCGGGCAAAAGCTGCAGCTCACCAGAACCTATAAGGAACGGTGGCGCAAACAGCGTGGTGCGGCCGAAGCTGTTATGGTTGGGAACTCCACAGAGTATAGCTATGGCCCAGCTGGCAGTGCAACGCCTATCAGCGCGAGCCAATATTCCGCTGCCATTAGCAACTTGATCCCGGAGAAGCTGTTCAAGCTCATCACGGACCCGCTCTTTTTTAATGGCCATTTGTCCTGGCAGGAGCGCAGGGAAATCCTCATGCAGCTCTGCGGTGATGTCACAGATGAAGACGTTGTGAAAAGCGATTCCGACCTGGCAGAGGTCCTTCAGCTGGCAGCCGGGCGTTCCATTGATGAAACGAAAAAAGGCGTCCGTGCTGCCATTAGGGAAACCGCCAAAAAGAAAGACGAAATCGGACCCCGCGTCGATGAATGCCGGAACGGGCTTGTCGATATTAGCCGCGAAAGCGTCAGCGATGCAAGGATTGATGCCAAGAGGGTTTCGGCCCAAATCGAAGCACTACGGAAGAAAAAGCTCGAAGAATCGGCCATGGACCAAAGCGTGAAAGACCGGGAACGACTGGCAGACGTGAACGCTAAAATCTCCGAGCTGAAGACAGCAAGAAATAACGTATATCAGAAGGCGATTTCCGAACTTATGGAAAAGGAAATCGAAGCAAGTCGCGCAGTCTCTAAAGCCCAGGCGTCGCTGGATGCTCTCATGTCAAAGCGGGATACGATGAGCGCAGATGCTGACCGGCTCACACAGTCCATCAGCGACCTGAGAAATGACTTCAGGAAAGCCTTTGACAAAACTTTCGTTTCTCCGTCTATTGAAACGGTTTGCCCGACATGTGGCCAAACGCTGCCGGAGGACCGTATCGAACAAGCGAAGAACGCCATGGCTGAGAAAGAGGCTGCCTTCAATTCCGAAAAGGCAGAAAAGCTGAAGGAAATCAATTCTCAGGGGAAAGCAAAAAAGCAAAAGCTCGAAGAACTGACAGCTTCCTTGAACGAACTACAGGCAGAGATTGAAGCATCCGCTCAGCGATTAGGGCAACTCAAAGATACGCTCACGGCCATTCGAGAGGACAAGGAAACGCGAAAAACGCCGGCACCGAACGAAGAAGAAACCAGACTTATCCAGGAGGCCATGAGCCTCAAGGCTCATATTGAGCATCCGAACGAGACTGCCGCCGATTTGGAAATTGATGGACAGATTGAAGGACTCCAGGAAAAGCTCGGGGAGGCGCAAATGATTATTGCAAAAGCAGATAACAATAATGCGCTCAACGCTCGCATCGGAGAATTGCTGAAGAACGAAGATGAATTGTCCAAACGCCTCATTGACCTTGAACGCCAGCTCTACATCTGCGAAAAATTTATCCGCACGAAGACCGACCTCGTCTCCGAAAGACTGGCGGAGAAAATCCCGAACGTACAGTTCGTTCTGTTCCGTCCAAATATAACGAATGAAGGCATCGAGGAGTGCTGCGAGACTTCTTATCACGGAGTTCCCTACAAGGACCTTAATACCGGGGCCCGCATCAACGTCGGGCTTGAAATCATCAAGGCCCTCATCCGCAAATACGAGGTCACGGCACCAATCTTCGTTGATAATGCAGAAAGTGTGACCAAACTCAATTCGATTCCGGCGCAGCTGATTAGGCTTGTCGTTTCGGATGAAGATAAAACGTTAAGAGTAGAAAGGGAGAAGGACAATGACTAAAACAAATCGCCTCAGCACAGCCGTTTCGGAAAACTTTGTGGCAAAAATTCTCAGAGAAGCAGACTTCTCCGTGACTCCGGAACAGCGAGAACTCATCCAGGGCTACTTCGTGGCCATGGACCACTACCTTACAGAGAACAACATCTCCTGGAATGATATTATTGTGGACTACAAGCTCGCCCAGGATTTGATGGTCCGTGCTCAGATGGGATTTGATATGCGTTCCGAAGCAATGCTTTACCCCGTTGCCCGTAAAGATAACAAGGTCGGCGGGAAGCTCCGATTCACCATTCAGAAAGGGTACAAGGGCTATGTGTTCGAGGCTAAGAAGTATGCTGCTGGAACCGTGATTGATATTGATGCTCATTTGGTCTACGAAAACGACGAATTTTGCCCACACTTTAAGGACCAAAATCATCCCTATGATACGTTTGAATTCAATCCGCCGAAAAATGTGTTCGTCGACCGCGGTAAGATTGTCGGCGGCTTTGCCTACATCACTTATGAAAATCATCTGCAAAACAAACTGGTTGTCATGTCCAAGCAAGAGATCGATAAGCATAAAGCCAAAGCAATGGCGCAAAAAATCTGGAATGAGTGGTACGAACAAATGGCCTTGAAGACCCTCTACATTGCAGCTGCGAAGGCGGTGCCTAAAGACCCGTCCAAGATTGATAGCACGTATCGGGCATCTCAGCTCCTTGACCAGGAACAGGCGGACGCAGAAGCCCAGGAAAATATCCTCATTAACCAGGAGACGGGAGAGGTCATTGACCTCAATGCGCCAAAGGCTGCCATCCCTCAATCCACAAATGTGGATATGCCTGTGCGTATCGAAGCACCGGTGCAGGCCGAAAAGGTCCCTGCTGGCAACCGCGAAAGCGCTGCAGCTACTGAAGAAATGATGAACATGGAGTTTTAGCCATGGAAATCAGGACACTGGCGACAGGCAGCTCCGGTAACTGCTATGTCCTTACTGCTGACTCTGGCTCTCGACTGATGGTTGAGTGCGGCATTCCATGGCAGCGGATTGCTGAAGGAATGAATTTTAACTTTTCTAAGGTATGCGGATGCCTTGTCTCTCACGAACATAAAGACCACAGCCTTTCCGTTGATGCGCTTATTCAGCATGGAATTAAGGTCTACGCAAGTGAGGGAACCTTTCTATCACTTAATGCGCGGGCACGAAACTGGCCCGAGTACGTTTTAATAGAGAGGGTCTGGAGGAAAATCGGTGACTTCCATGTGCTGCCTCTGACGGCAGTCCACGATGCTGCGGAGCCAAAGATGTTTGTCATCAGAGATGGCGTCGATGCGTTGCTCTTTGCCACCGATACTCAATACATCCCTTACCAGATTAAAGGGCTTACGAAAATCATGGTGGAAGCCAATTACAGCATGGACGTTCTTAATGAAAACTATATCGAAAATGGGGATGTCGGCCCTAGAAGGCGGAGAATTATCAACACGCATCTCGGGATTGATTCCCTAGTGGTGTGGCTCTGGCAAGGGCTTCATGCCGGAGCTTTCGACAACCTGAAGGAAATCCATCTAATCCATATGAGCAAAGAAAATGCCGACCCGCATGCCTTCCAGACGCGCATCCAAAAGTTAACGGGGAAACCCGTCTTCATTGAATAGGAGGACTAACTATGAATCCGTCAATTGCATACAGCCAAAGAACAAATAACTATCACGTTATTAACCAGGTGCAAGTATCATCGAAGAAAATTAAAATCGCTTATGACATCGTGAAAGATGGACGAGTTGAATCCTATACCCTTGTTTCTGCAGAAAAAGCACGGCCGGAATTCTACGAGGCCATGCACGGGCTCTGCAGTCATGTCGCAAGCCTGCTCGAAATTGACTATAACGGAGTCGAAGAACGCGTCCATCCTAAGAACGTCAAATTTGGCTACGATGGACAAGGTAAGATGAGCGCTGTCATCGATGCTGATTTTACCCTGCCACTGGGAAAAACGTCCGTTGGCATCAGAACCCCTCAGAAGCAGGAGCCGATTGATTCAGAAGTTGACATCGACGAAAAGTATTTCTTCTTTCCTAGCACCGTCGATCAGCTGAGACTTGTCCAGGACGAGGCAGAGAAATTTATCCTGGGAGAACGGGCCCAGGGACAACTCTTCAGCAATGATAAGAAGTAAGCAAACAGGGCGGCCCTGCCGGAGGAAACTCCGGTCGGGCTTCCTACTTGAAGGAGGATGAAGGCGCATGGGAAAGGGAAGAATAGATATTAAGTATATCGACGAAATCAACGCCTTCCACAGTTGGCTCCAGGTGAATGATCTTCCTGCGTCTGCAATCCTTCTGTGGTATTCGCTTATGCATTTCTGCAACAGAACCGGATGGAAGAGAAAGTTCAACCTGGCACTGGCTGCATTAGAGGCAGATACCCACCTCGGGGCAACAACAATTCAACGGGCTCGTGAAAGACTTGAAGCAGCAGGATTGATTAAAGTTATTCATCGTTCTGGAAGACAGTCAGCTTTATATCAGCTGACACCTATCTCGAAAATTTTAGCTGGTCGATTTGAACAACAAAATGAAGTTGCTATTCAAAATGAACAACTAAATGGGCAACTAAGTGAACAACAAAATGAAGTTGCTGTTCAAAATGAACAACTAAATGGGCAACTAAGTGAACACATACCTAGACATAGACATAGACATATATATAAGACTAAAGACGCTGGCGAACCCGACGAAACAAAAATTGCAATTGAAAGCTATCAAAATAAAATCCATCCACTGCAAAGTGGGATTGAGGCGGATATGTTGCAGTCACTAGTTGATGAGTATGGGCCGGGAATGTGCATCAAGGCCATTGACCGGGCTGTCCTACGAAAAAAGAGAACTATCAAGTACATTGCAGGAATACTGAGAAGATGGCAGCAGGATGGGTATGACGAAGCGGACGGCAGTTCACCACGTCAAGACCAAGACATTCCGGAAGAAATCAAGAACATTCCGTTCTGAAGGAGGCAATGATGGAAGACTATATCAAGCAAATGATGGAACGTGTTAAGAAGACAATGAAAAATCGGACGGCAGGACATGAAAAGGCACCTGAGATTCCGGCAGATGGCATCGTGTGCAAGCGCTGCGATGCCACAGGATGGGTCCTTGTAAGAGACGGGGACCATGAGGCAATGGGGCATTGCCCAGATTGCTGGGAGCGCCGGCAAGTTGTTCGCCGGCTTGCGAAGTCCGGCGTTAGTCCGAAAGATTATGAGCGATACACACTGGATGCCTTCGATGGCACCAGAAGCGATACAGCAAAACGGATGAAGGCCATGGCAACCTCATATCTGAAGGAGCATGTTAAAGGAGGCCCTGGCTTTGGGGTTTTTGGTAAAAGCGGGATGGGTAAAACCCATATCTGCATTGCGGTCTGCCATGGGCTCACCGTGGATAAGCACGAGCCGCACTATTATTTTTCTTACCGCTCCGAGATGCCGAACTTAGTCAAGGCGGCTAGAAGCTATGTGGAAGATTACGACCGGGCCATGGAAAAATGGAAGACGTGTCAGAACCTTTTCATCGATGATCTCTTCAAGTTGGCAGGAAAGGTTCAAAACGGACATCTCGTTGATGTCGATAGGGAAGAACTGAGGATTATCTTCGACATCATCAATGCTCGCTACCTCAATCATCTGACGACAATCTTTTCGAGCGAGTACAGCGTGAATGACATCACGGTTGTGGATGAAGCTCTTGGGAGTCGAATCTTCGAAATGGTCAGCCCTTATGGGCTCTTGATTTCGGGGAAGAACCAGCGATTGGCGGTGCGGAATGAATAGTGACATCATGAAGAACCAGGAAGGCTATGCGGACCCTACGCCAGGGAACGCACTCAAAAAGATTTGCAAAGAAGAAGTCGATAAGCAGAACGCTGCCGATGCTGCGCGCATGGAAAAAGCACTGAAGAGAGCAAAATGTATCCTGGGCGACGCCGGATTTGACGTGATTGAAAGGATTGTTCTGAAGAACAAAAGAACGGGGAAGATTTACCGATAGGAGGGGCATGGATATGGAGAAAAGAAGACGTTTGAGGAGAAAACAGGTTGTGAAGGCGTTCCGACTTTTTGGGCGCCGCACTGATATCAAAATAGTGATGATTGAAAGAATCATTAGGGATTACATTGCAAACCTTGCGAAGCAATTCAAGACTGTTTACGAACAAAGAGAGAAGGCTCCGAAATGACCAATGATGTAGAGCTGAAGGCCGATGAAAGAAGATTCGGAGGTCTTCGACCGGAGTGTTACAGCTGCACTCATGCTAGGTGCAAGATTGAGGAAGTCTACAGAGGAGTAGTATGGCATTCATTTTCATATTGTGACATTGAATACGGGGAATGCCCGTTTCAAAAGGAGGACGAAACATGAATAATGTTAATCTGATGGGGAGGCTGACCAGGGACCCAGAAGCTAGGACGACGCAGAGCGGACAGTCAGTCGCTAGTTTTACCCTTGCCGTTGACCGGAGTACAAAAGGCCCAAAAGGGGAAAAAGAAACGGACTTTATCAACTGCGTTGCCTTTGGAAAGACGGCCGAAGTCGTCTGCACCTATGTGTCAAAGGGACAGAGGCTTATTGTTCAGGGCCGGATTCAAACGGGCAGCTACACCGACAAAAATGGCAATAAACGCTACACGACAAACATTTCTGTCAGCACTGTTGAATTTGTCGAGAAGAAGGAACGTCATGATCAGTCTCCTATGGATTCCTTTGGAGACGGGCGGGCGAAATCATCCTGGGAAGCTCAACCGATGCAGTTCGATGAAGAAGTTCCGTTTTAAGGAGGCAATCCAATGAGAGAAGTTGCAATCGCGCTAGTCTCTTCCATCATCGGTGGCTGCAGTGCCTGCGTCATCCTCTGCCTTGTTTTTATGAGCGGGAGATGGAGGGACTGATGGGCGGCCGAAGAAACAAACGGAAGAAATCAAGGATGCTGACGTTGTCATGGGAGGAGGAACTGAAGGAAAAGCTAGGGTTATCCCGTTTCGAGGGGCGCTGCGCATACTGTGGGGCGCCTCTCCGTCCGGGCCAATGGCACTGGATGTATGACGAATTCGGGCAGCGGGTCCGCAAGTGCAACGATGAGCGAGCCTGCCAGGAGAATCGCCGCCCGGAATGTGAAGATTCTTTCAGAAAGGCGATGAGGATGTGAGAAGAATTTTATATGAAAACGGATACGAATTTCTTTTGCTGTCTGCCGTAGGGCTTGGAATCGAATGGTATGTGTACGATACGGGGCAGCTCAAAGAACATATGACGTTCCTGGAATGGCTGCTGATTCAGAAATAAGGGGAGGTTGGTATGGAATTCATTGTAGAAGGGGACCCGCAAGGAAAAGCAAGGCCGCGGTTCAGCCAGAAAAGCGGGACAGTTTATACACCGACAAAGACGGTCAAGTATGAACGGCAAATCAGGGACGCTTACATTGAGGCAGGCGGACAACAAATTCCTGAAGACTGCTACGTTGCGATTCATGTGACAGCCTATTTCAAGATTCCGAAGTCTTACACAAAGGGAAAGAGGGTCTTCTGCCAGAATAACATTCTTAGGCCGGCAAAGAAACCGGATGTGGACAATGTGCTGAAGGCAGTCATGGACGCTCTCAACCGGACGGCTTATGCTGACGACAAGCAGGTTATTGCGGTCTCGTGTAGGAAGTACTATGCAGCCCAGGGCGACGGATTCTTGAAAGTGACGGTCCAGGAGGAAAAGGAGTGACATACATGGCAGCATTCATGCTGCCATGTATTAATTGATGACGGGAGGATGGTTAGATGCACCACAACGATTATATTAATGCCGTGCGCGAGTACCTGTTCCGATACAGGGAGTTCAGTCAGTATATTAAGAATCTGAAGAAAGATATTGCAGACTGCGACGCGATGCTGGAACAGGACGCCGCGCCGGCTACGCCATCCTTCTCTCCAACAGGTGGATGTGGAGGCGGGGAATCCATTAGCCAGGAGGAACGCCTCTTCATGCGCCGCGAAGAGATTCAGCGAAAGCGGGATCATTATAAGGCAGAATTAACTCGTATTGAACCGACCATGAACCGCATTGATCAATCCCTTAAAGCCATGGCAGAGGTTAACCCTGTTGATAAAACCATTCTTGTGGATAGATATGTGGACAAAGTTTCGTGGGAACGAACGGCGCGCAATGCAAGCTGCAGCATTGGTTACTGCAGGAAAAGAGCCAGGATTGCTCTGGAAAATTTAACGGTCATGGTTTGTGGGATAAAGGCAGTTCCAGCGCAGAATTCCAACCTCGTCTTTTTCGACAATGGGGCGAATGACGAAGGCCATGACTGATTTGTGCAGATTTGTGAACGATTTGAGCAGAAACGTGACAGAAAAAAGCAGGAATCTTGTGGTATGATAATAGCATCAAAAACCGAATAGATTAGAGCTGTGCCTTTGGGCATGGCTTTTTTATTTGTTCGCTGAAGATTGGAGTGATGCCCCGTGATGAAATCCTGCCCCTACTGCGGTCGAATTCACCCCGTGGGGTACGAGTGCCCAAAGAAGCCGAAGCGGAAATGGTATCACAAAAACCGCGGGCAGGCTGAACGGTTTAGATCAACTGCAGCATGGCAGAAGAAGAGATCGGAAGTGTTAAACCGAGATCATAATCTCTGCCGTGTTTGTTTTGATGCAGATCATCGAATCAACAATAAAGGGTTGTCGGTGCATCATATCACGCCGCTTGGAAAGGACTTTGAACAACGGCTCGACGAGAATAATTTAATTTCACTTTGCAGCAAGCATCATGATGAGGCAGAGCATGGGCTCATCCCAGCCGATAGCCTGCGGGCAATGGCAAAAACATCCCCCCGGCTTGTGAGTCGAGAGGAAAGGGGCGAACCCTAGACCTTACTGCCCTACCTCAAAACACACCAATTTCAATTCCACATGCTTTTTTTGGAACGAGTTAAACGCGATTTAAGAAGAAAAAATCAGGGGCCTATACCAACTATAGGGGGAGGAGAGAAAGCTTCTGAAAATCGCACCGGAAACGCCGCAGGAAGGCACAAGACCCATTACAGGAGTGGTTGATATGCCAAACTATAAAATCACCCAAACAAAACTAAATAGAATGGCGAAAGACCTACTTGAAACGGCGGAGGCATATGGACTGACAGATAATTATTTGTTCATGACCACATTCCGCAGGTATACCACCCAGGTTGCGCTTGCGGAAGAACTGCAGAAGAGCCTGGAAAAGGATGGCGTCCTGGTTACTAAGGAATATGTCAAGGGACGGGCGAACATCTACACTCACCCGGGAATCAATGCCTACAATCGTGTAACGGACAGCGCCAACAAAACTGCCCAGGCTCTGAACAAGATGCTGGAAGACGCCAGAAGCAAGAAAGAAGCGGATCCTAAAACAAAGGCCATGCAGGATCCTCTGCTGAAGGCTCTCAAAGGCTGATGCTGCATGCCTAGTGCCTATATCAAAAACCATCCAGCATACAAATATGCGGAAGCCATTATTTCCGGAGACTTCAGCAGCATGGCCCTGGTACCGGAAGTGAAAGGCATCTACAAGCCTCCTGTCTATGTGGTCAAGCAATGCCAGGACTTTTTAAATGTGGCAGACGGGAAAAACCCGAATTTCTGCATCAATGAGCACAAATGCAGACAGATAGATGGGCTCTTGAAGCTTTTAATCATGCCTAGGGGCCTGCAGTTCGGGAAAACCCTGTATGAATGTACCGTAAATTATCAATGGTTGTTCTATGTGGCGGTATTGGCAGAAGTTTACCGCACAGACCCGGAAAAGCGGCGCTATGAGAGGGCTGTCCTGGAAATCTGCCGGAAAAACTTCAAGACCTACACGGTGGCCACCATCTTCATCATTTTATTCCTGACGGAGCCGCCTTTTTCTCAATTTTTCTCCGTTGCACCGGACCGGCAGCTGTCTAAAGAAGTGAAAGAAGCCATCCAGAACACGCTGTCCGTATCTCCCCTGGTCTACTATGACATGCATGGCCTGAAAAGGTTCAAGCTTCTGCGTGACTGTATCAAGTGCACGCTGACGCAGACGACCTACACGCCTCTTGCTTATGCGGCAAACCGCTTTGATGGGCGTTTGCCGAACGTATTTCTGGCAGACGAAGTCGGGGCACTGCCAAACAACAGCGCCATCGAAGCCATGGCATCCGGACAGCTGAACATCAAGAATAAGCTGGGATGCATCATTTCTACCAAATATCCGAAAGTGAATAACCCATTTGAAGCAGAAGTCGCTTATTCGAAGCGTGTCCTGGATGGACAAGTGGAGGATCAGGCGACTTTTGCATTGCTGTACGAACCAGATCCGGATATTGCCAAAGAATGGATCACCAATCCCCTGGCCATGGCCCAGGGGAACCCGGCAGGTATAGAGATTCAGGAAATCTGGGATGATTTGAAGAAAAAACATGCCCGGGCGCTGAACATTGAATCGGCTAAAACCAATTTTCTGACGAAGCACTGCAATATCATGGCTTCCGGGACCTATGACGGGGAAGCCTACATCTCCCTGGATGATCTGCAGAGGGGAAAGGTCAAGAGCATCGACCTGCATGGCCGTGATGTCTATGTGGGTGTGGACCTTTCCATGACAAACGACAACACGGCGGTCAGCCTTGTGGCCTACGATGCCAAAACAGAGGCAGTTGACTGCATACCCATGGTGTTCGTTCCGGCGGACAGAGTCGAGGAAAAAACCAGGGCGGAAAGGGTTCCCTATGCCGAATACATCAATGCCGGCTATGTGGTGCCCTGTGGAGACCGGACCATTGATTACAAGGTGGTTGAAGATTACGTGTTCCGCCTGGAAGAAAGGTATGGCTGCAAGGTCAAGGCTCTGGGCTTCGACCGGTACAACTGCCTAAGCTCTGCCCAGAAATGGGAGGATGGGGGCATTGAGACAGTGGAAGTGAAACAGCATTCCAGTGTGCTGCATTCCCCCACCAAATGGCTGGCTGAGCTCATTGCAGACGGGAAATTCCACTATGAATCCGCCAATAAAATGGTGGAAATCAACTTTGAAAACGCCAAATGCGTATATGACACGAACATGAACCGATACGTGAACAAGAAAAAAAGTAATGGCAAGATCGATATTGTGGCGGCCACCATAAACGCCATGTATCTGCTGGAACAGGACGTGAAGCTCAATACACCCATGACCTGGGGAGCTCAGTTCTGAAAAGGAGGTGAAATTAGTGGGATTGCTCAATTTTTTAGGCTTTAAAAGAGAAAAAAGGTCTCTGGAAAACCCGGCGGAAACTCCGGAGGGGCTGGCAGATCTGCTGCTGAGCGGCACCGATATGCAAGCATCCAGGGAAGAGGCACTGACCCTGCCAGCTGTGACGGCCTGCCTGCAGTTCATCACGGGGGCTGTCTCCGGTATGCCGGTCAGACTCTACCGGAGAATGGGAAACGGCGGGAAAGAAGAGATTGAAGACTATCGGACCCAGCTACTGAACCGGGAAACCGGGGACACCCTGGATGCAGTTCAGTTCAAGCGGGCCCTGGTCACGGATTATCTGCTGGACGGGGCTGGCTATGCCTTCGTGAACTGGCAGCGAAACAAGATCAAGTCTGTCCATTATGTGGCCTTCGACAATGTTTCCGCACTGACCAATGCGGATCCGGTGTTCAAAGAAGTAAACTACTGGGTCAATGGCCAGCGGTACGATGATTACCAGGTACTCCGGATCCTGCGGGACAGCGATGACGGAATGGAAGGTCATGGCATCTTAAAAGAGAACCAGGCTCTGTTCTCCACCATGTTCAAGACTCTTCGGTATGAGCACAGCACCATTGGATCCGGGGCAAAGCGGGGGTTTTTGAAGTCCAGCAAGCACCTGGATGCGGGAATCCTCCGTTCTCTGCGGCTGGCCTGGGCAAAACTGTTCTCCGGGGACAATAGTGTGGTAGTGCTCAATGATGGGCTGGATTTCCAGGAAATAGGCACCACAGCAACGGAAAACCAGCTGGTGGACAACAAAACCCTGAACAATAACTCTGTTTATGCCATCTTCGGGATTCCAACAGGGCTTTTCAGCGAAAATCCGACGTCTGAAACCTATTTACAGGCCATTCGGACGGCGGTGCTGCCGGTGGCCAGGGCCATTGAAAATGCCCTGAATAAATTCATGCTGCTGGAATCTGAGAAAGGAAACCTGTTTTTCACCCTGGACAGCAGTGCCATTACCGAAGCCGACACTATGACGCGGTATCAGTGTTATGAAATTGGCCTGAAAAACTCCTGGCTCACGGTGGATGACATCCGCAAGAAGGAAAATATGCTGCCTGTTGGCATGGATTCCATCAAGCTGGGCCTTGATGCAGTATTGTATGACCCGAAATCCGGGGAAATCTACACTCCGAATACCGGCGTGAAGGCAAACATCAATGAGACTGCTGAAACGCCTCCAAAAGCCAGCAACTTGAAAGGAGGTGGTAATGGTGAAAGTGGAAATCCGCAGTGACAACACTGCAGTCATTGAAGGATATGTGAATGCAGTCGAAAGAATGTCCAGAATCTTGCACGATTATGACGGAAAACAGTTCCGGGAAGTAGTCAAGACTGGCACTTTCGCGAAAGCGATTGCCGCAAACCCCCATGTAAAACTGTACTTTAATCACGAAAGAGCCATAGGCGGCATGGATGACGGCACACTGGAACTGAAAGAGGACAATATTGGTCTCTATGCACGGGCCCTTGTCAATGATCCGGAAATTGTGCGGGAAGGCCGTGCCGGAAACCTATCCGGCTGGTCCTTTGGCTTTTGGATCAACCCCAACGGGGAAGAATGGCGGGACGATGAACAGAATGGCCGCATCCGTGAGCTGACTGATATCAGCCTGGATGAAGTTTCCATCCTCGATGTGACTCCGGCCTACTATGCTACATCCATCAATACCCGAGATGAAAAGGCAGCCTTAAAGGAAATCCGTGTGGCAGATGACAAACCGGATAAGGTCAATGACATCTACGGAGCTTTGGAGCGGAAAAAGAGACAAATCGAAATTTTAAAGCTGGGTAAAGAATAAGGAGGACAATCATGAACCTGAAGAAACTCATTGAAAAGCGTAATGCCCTGGTTGACAAGCTGAATGAAATCGTCAAGAAGGCCGAAGAAGAAACCCGTGCCATGACGGAGGACGAAAACAAGGAATTTGACCAGATTACTGCTGAAATCCGTGACCTGGATGCCACCATCAAAAAGATCAGAGCGTCCATGTCCATCAACAAGGATGAAGAACCTGCAGATCCCACTGCAGCCAAGGCTGAAAAGAACGAAGAACGGGCTTTTGCCGCTTATATCCGCGGGAACCTGGAAGAATGCCGTGCTGAAGGCGGCATGACCAAAACCGACAACGGCGCTGTGATCCCCAAGACCATTGCCAGAAAGATCATCGAACTGGTCAAAGATATCTGCCCGATCTATGCCATGGCTACCAAATTCAACGTGAAAGGCGATCTGGTTTTCCCGAAGTTTGACAAAGACAAAGGGCCTTCTGCCAGCTATGCGGAAGAATTTACTGCCCTGACTTCTAAATCTGGGTCCTTCACTGGCATTACTCTGAGTGGTTACCTGGTTGGTGCCCTCACGAAGGTATCTGTGTCCCTGATCAACAACACTGAATTCGATCTGACCGCCTATGTGGTCAACAAAATCGCAGAAGCAATTGCTGAATTTCTGGAAGGACAGCTGCTGGCCGGCAGTGACGGGAAAATGACCGGCCTGAAATCCTGTACCCAGGAAGTTACTTCTGCTGCTGCCACTGCCATTACTTCTGATGAACTGATTGACCTGCAGATGAAAGTTAAGCAGAGATTCCAGGGCGCTTGTTCCTGGATCATGAGCAATAATACCTTTAAAGCCATTCGAAAGCTGAAGAATGCTGAAGGCGACTATCTGATGAATCGTGATCTGACCAATGAATTCTCCTGGAATCTGCTGGGCAAGAAGGTATATGTATCTGATGCCATGCCTGACATTGCTGGTGGATCCGTGCCTATCTTCTACGGTGATTTCTCTGGGTTGTACGTTAAGCTTGCCGAAGATGTAAATGTCCAGGTGCTCAAAGAACGCTATGCTGAAGAACACGTCGTTGGCGTCATTGCCTGGGCGGAAATCGACAGCAAGATTGTTGAAGAGCAAAAAATCGCGAAACTGACGATGAAAGCCGCATAAGGGTGGTGATCCGTCATGAGAATCAAAGCATTACTGAGCTTCACCGGGGCAGTAACCATGTATCCAGGTGAAGAGAGAACGGTAAGCAATGAGACCGGCCAGGACCTTACCGAGGCCGGTCTTGCTATCAGTATTGATGAACCAGAAGCAGCGGACCTTAAAGCAGAAGGCAAGCCTCCGAAGGAGAAAGAAACCGTAAAGGAGGCATAACCTATGAAAGTATCGGAATTGACCGTTGATTTTCTGCAGGAATACGTTCGGGCGGATGGCAGCGCCGCTATGATGCTGAAGCCGATGCTTACCGCTGCCATATCTTATGCCATGGCCTACACGGGACTCACGGCTTCCCAGTTGGACGACTACGAAGACATCACGCTGGCAGTCATGGCCCTGGTTGCGGATATGTATGACGTTCGTCAGTATACGGTTACCAATGCAGAAGTGAATCCAACGGTGAAATCCATCCTTGACCAGCACAGCTATACGGGGCTGGAAGGAGGAATCGAATATGTATCGGAAAGCAGCACCTAATCTGGCATCCATCCTGAATCGAAAGATTGAAATCTATAAGCCGGTCCAGGGAGATGAAAATGAACTGGGGCAGAGGGAAATCGCTGAACAGTTGGTTGATACGGTCTATGCATCTATCGTGCCTCAGACTGGTTCTATGCTACATGGCCGTGCAGCCGATACGGTTCTTACCAGAGTCACGCACAAATTCATTGTCCGTTATCGTTCTGATCTCACGACTGATATGTACATCAGATACGGAGGGCAGCGATTCGACATAATTTACCTGCTGGATCCATATGCCAATCATGAACGTCTGGAAATCTTTACAGAGGGAGTGATTCAATGATTGAGATGCATTTTAACCTCAATGAGCTGACCAAGCTGAGTGATGACATGCTAGCAGCGGCCAAAGAGAAATTCCCCAGGAAGACGAAGGCATTCATGGGCCGGGCCGGGAATCGAATGAGGGCAAAAGCCAGGGCTGCATATAAAGCAGATATCAAACATTCCCGAACGGGCAACCTTGTACGGGGCCTTTCCCGCGGACGGCCTTACATCTATGGGAGAGATGAATTCTCAGTGCGTGTTGTTAATAAGGCTCCCCATGCCCATCTGTTTGAACATGGGCATGTTCTCTGGGCTCACCTGCCCGGTGCAAAACATGCTGTTAAAACAGAAAGAATGGTGAAAGGCCGGCACACCATGGCTCATGCGGAAAAAGCCTTCCAGGGAGAATATGAAGGGATGGTTGACCAGTTTGTTGACCAGCTCCTGGAGGAAGGAGAAATCTTATGAGCTTAGTTACTCCGGCGGAAGTCATTGCCAGATTCACCAGGGTACTGCAGGGGGCTTTCCCTGATGTTCCAGTGCAGAATACAGACATCACGGAAGGCTTCCAGCGGCCCTGCTTCTTCCTCGATTTAGAGGGCATTGATACGGACCGTGTAGGAACTTACTACGAAGACGGGCTTTCTTTCCGGCTGTACTATTTTGCAGCCGATACTTACAAAGGCTTCCTGGACCTGCTGAAGAAAAGGGACGCCATCATCAAGCTGCTGCAGGATACTACCAGACTGGATCCGGATGAAGAATCTGAAAAATACGGATTTGTAGTCCAGGCAGATGACGGGATCCAGAGCGACATCAATCAGACTGACAAGGTTCTGCAGATCGCTTTCACAGTTGACCTTGTGCAGGAAGATGACCGGCTGCCGGATGCAGAGCTCATTGAGAATTTGGAATTCAACCCGACTTCTGTGCCATCTACAGATACGGGACGATCTGATGAAGAGTCTTCTGAATCTGAGGAAGAGGAAGAAGACAAGACCTACAACGTGGATGAATTATAAAAGGAGTGAAATAGATGGGACTGCCTACTATTGAGGTTACGTTCAAACAGCTCGCTGTTTCTGCCATCAAGCGTTCTGAGCGCGGCATTGCGGCCATCATCATCCGTGATGATACGCTGGGTGAGACGGCCATCACCAAAAAGACCTACAGATCCAGCATGGATCTGGAATCCAAAGACTACACCGAAGCCAACCTGGAAATCCTTGAGAGATGTTTCCTGGTGGCCGTGAACAAGGTGGTAGTTATCTCCCTGCCGACTAAGGGAGAATTCAAGGATGCCCTGAAAGTCCTGGATAAAATCAAGTACAACTATGTGTGCACTACGGATGCCGGCTCTCAGCAGGCCCTGGCAAGCTATGTGGTTGACTACAATGCCACCACCAAAGGCAAGATGAAACATACTGTGGCCATCGTTTACGATGCCACCACTGCAGACAGCATGTATGTCATCAACGTCAAAAATGCTACGGTCACCGAAATCCAGACTGCCAGTGACGGCACGAAGAAAGATGTTACCGTGCCAATGAATGAATATCTGCCCAGGCTGTGCGCCATCCTGGCCAATCTGCCCATGAACCGGGCATGTACTTCCTATGTGCTGGAAGACCTGTCCGACTGTGCAGATGTGGCCACCGATGAAATTGACCTGGACGGTTGGATTGACAAAGGCTACTTCTGCCTGTGCGTTGATGATGATGAAGTCAAGATTGCCAGAGGCGTGAACAGCCTGACCACCTTTACTTCCACCGAAACGGAAGACATGAGCCACATCATCATTGTGGAAAGCATGAACCTGATTATTGAAGATATTTCCACTGTATTCAAAAAGAAGTACCAGGGCAAATACAAGAACTACCTGTCCAATCAGAAACTGTTCATTGATGCCGTGGACGCCTATTTCAATGAACTGGAATCCGAAGAAATTCTGGATCCGGATTATACCGGTAATGATGATGCAGGTACTACTGGGAATGAAGCCTACATTAATGTGGAAGCACAGAGAAATGCCTGGCTGTCTGTTGGCAAGACTGCTGCCAAAGACTGGACGGATGATAAGGTCCGGAGCATGGCATTCAAAACCACGGTCTTCCTGGCTGGCACTGTGAAGATTCTGGACGCCATCGAAGATCTGAAGTTTGTCATTACCATGGAATAAGGAGATGGCATAGATGAATAAAGGTGTAACTAACAAAATCATTCGTGGCACCAATGGCCGGCTTTGGGTTAATGACAAGCTGATGGCCAATGTGAAAAAATTCGAGTGTAAAATCAAACTGAAGTATGAAGATATTGATGAAAATGGCAATCCCATTCAGCAGCGCCGCTTTACCGGTGCTTCCATTGAAGGGACCATGGTCCTGCACAAGGTTGATTCCTATGCACTGAAGTTGATTAAAGACGGCGTGAAGACCATGAACATGCCGGACATCAACATGGTTTCCAGTGTTTCCGATCCGTCTGTGACCGGCATGGAACGTGTGAAGCTTTCGAATGTAACGTTCGATGAGACTGATCTGGCCAGCTTTGAAAATGCCAAAGTCGGGGAGGAATCCATTCCTTTCAAGGCCGGCGGCTATGAAGACACTGACACCATCGATGACTTTAACTAATGACTAGGCGGGCGGAAACCCCGCCTTTTATTTTGGAGGATAGCGATGACTGCGAAAAAAGCGACTCTTGAAGAGCTTCTAAAAAGAAAGCTGCAGAGCGAAAACGATAGAAATGCCTTCTTTCCCATTGAAAGCAAGGAAGCCGGGCTGACTTTTATGGTGCAGAAACTTCCCATTGAGAAGGTTATTGATATGCTGGATGACTTCAAAGTGGTCAACGGGTCTACATCCACTAAGGAAAACTTTGAAGGGGCTGTCCGGATCATCTATGACTCCGTCCCCATGCTGCATGACGAAAAACTCCGTAAGGGGCTGGCAGAACCCTATGATGTAGTGCCGCTGGTATTTGGTGACAACATCGGCGCCATTGTAACCTTTGCTCAGGAAATCATTGAAAAGTTCTATGTTGGTGCTGCAAGCGTTGCCGAAGAAATAAAAAACTGATGAAGCGTGACCACGATCTGCTTACCATACGTTATTACATCGAACGTGGTCACAGCATTCATGACCTTGAATCTCTGACTCCGACAGAATGGCTTTTCTACCAGCTCCATTTTGACCTGATGGCAGAAGCACAGAGCCAGATGAAAGGAGGGTAAGGTATATGGCAAGAGGAATCAACGTCCTGTTGACATTGATTGACAAATTTTCAGAGCCGATGAAGAAGGCTGCCGGAGAAACCAAGAAGGCCACGAGACAGATCCGGAATGCCCAGAATATGGTAAATAAATTTGCCGGAGATGCGAACCAGAAGTTCCTGTCTTTGGCTGGATCTGTGGCAAAGATCGGATTGGGCATTGCGGCAGTTGGGGCTGGCCTGGCTGTAGCTGGCATCAAGAGCTTTGCGGATGAAGCCATTGAAAAGGCTAATGCCCAGGTGGCTGCTGAAACGAAGCTGGTCACTATCCTGGGAGATGTAAAGGCAATCCAGGAACAGGGTTCCGGAGCAGCTGAACGGGCAGCAAAGGCCTTGGGAGCCTATGCCTCACAACTCCAAACGGTTGGCGTTGTCGGAGATGAGGTGACTCTTGCCGGCATGGCCCAATTAGGGACATTCCAGATGACGGAAGACCAAATCAAAACTGTATCTGCGGGGATGATTGACCTGTTGGTTAATCAGAAAGGGCTCAATGCTACTCAGGAAGATGCCGTAAATGTGGCCAACATGATTGGTAAGGTCATGATGGGCAATGTTGGGGCGCTTCAGAGAGTAGGTATTTCCCTAGACGATTACCAGAAAAACATCATCAAGACCGGCACGGCAGACGAAAGGGCTGCCATGATCGCGGAAGTCCTTGCTCAGAATGTGGGCGGCGTCAATGAAGCCATGAGAAAGACGGATGCAGGCCAGGCCGCAGCCATTATGAATGACTACGGTGACATGCAGGAAGAAGTTGGGAAACGGCTGAACAAAGTCAGAACCGGCATCATGACTGCATTCGCAGGGCTGATTACTCCGTTGGGCAATGCCCTGGCTCCCATCATGGACCAGCTGGTGGCTAAAGTGGATGCAGCACTGCCATCTATTCAGGCATTTGCAACCAATCTGGCTGCGGCTCTCCCTGGCATCATTGAGAGTGTCGGGAATGGCATCAGCTTCCTGGTGCAGCACTTCCAGGACTTCATAGCGATTGCTAAAACCATTGGCCCTGTGATTGCAGGCATTGCCACTGGCTTTGCCGCCTTCAATGTGATTAATGGTGTAATCAGCAAGATCCAGATGCTCCGGACCCTGTTCACGGGGATCCAGCTGGCCGGTGGTGTGGCTCAATTCGCCGCACTGCTGAACCCAATCGGACTGCTGGCGGCTGCCATTGGTGTCCTGGCTGTAGCTTTCTACACCCTTTATACCCAGTCTGAACCATTCCGGGAATCCGTGAATGAACTGGCATCACAGTTAATGGCCCTGGGCGAACTGGTCATGGGGATTTTGGCACCGCGATTTGAAGCGGCCTGGATAATCATATCTTCTGCAGTAGAATCAGCCGTTGATGTGATTGGCGGTGTTCTGGCCAATGTGGTTGGTGTGCTCGCTGATTTAATCGGATTTATTGTGAATGTTTTCACCGGGAACTGGGAAGCGGCCTGGCAAAATGTTGTAGACATCTTCCAGGGAATCTTTGATACTCTGGCAAGCATTGCGGCTGCCCCGCTTAACTTCATTATGGGCATGGTGGACAATATTTCCAGTAAAATCAGTTCTATCCACCTTCCGTCCCTACCTTTTGGTGGGGGTGGAGATGGCGGCGGGGACAATCCGGATACGAATGCCTTGGGGACTACCTACTTCCGGGGCGGGCAAACTATGGTCAATGAGAATGGCGGGGAACTCATTACTCTGCCATCTGGAAGCCAGATCATGCCGCACAAAGAACTGCTGCAGCTGATTAACAACGGCGGCAGAGGAGACAGGGTAACGGTCAACCTCTCTGTCCAGGGGAATGTGATTGGAAACCAGGAATATATGCGTCAAACCGGAGAATATATTGTTGCCCGGATCCGTGATGCTTTGCGGAACAGTTAGGGGGTGAAAAAATGAGCTTGCTAACTGACATCTTGCTGCAGTATACCGGATCTGCATACAGCGATCTGACCGCTGCTCTGCGCTCTCACATCAATATCGTACTGAAGGTTGACAATTCTATGGACAGCGTCATTTTCCCAGTTGTTCCTGGGGACTTGCCGGATATAAACAGCCCACAGAACAATGAAACCTTTGAGGCTGTGACCGGTGACATCAATGTCATCGGTGCACCTAAGCTTCGCACTCTGTCCTTTTCAAGCATCTTCCCTGTGAATAAGAATTATCCTTTTATCCGTGCACAAGCTACATACAGTAATGGATGGAGCTATGTGAACTGGATTGAAAAGCAGCGACGGTTGGGAATGGTATTTCGCTTGATGTTTGTAGAGACTTTTGGAGCGGTCAAATTTGATATGCTCTGTACCATCGACAATTTCGTCTATCATCAGGAAAAGAACAACGACATCAAGTTTCAGATTGATTTCCGGGAATACAAGAAACCGCCGGTGAATATTGCTGCAAATCAGGCGTCTGAAGGGGTGATTGCATGAACAACTTCAAACTGACTTACTCCTACAACGGCACCACCAGGGATATCACTGGCATCACAAGCAACTACACCCGCGGGGATCAGATTGACCAGCTGGGCGAGGAATTCTACTTTGACCTGATCGATAATCCCCTGGATGTGAATTACCAGGGAAATCGACTGGAATTCGGTGGGAAAATCTGTTTTGAGAACAATGGTCAGGCAGTCTACACGGGAATCATCGAGGATGAATCCAGGGAAGGGCTGTCTAAGTACAAATACAAAGCCTATGATTACGCATGGTTCCTGAATAAGGACCAGGTGTTTGTTCAGCTGGTTGACTGTACTGCCTCCGATGCCATTCGGAAGATCTGTGACCAGAAGAGCATCCAGATTGGCGAAATCGCTGAGATGAACACGGTCATTAACAAGGTCTACAACGGGGATGAAGTCTCCAAAGCGCTGAAAGACATCATTGCCCAGGAGACAGATGCCACCGGGGTGGAATACCGGATGGAAGTCAGGGTGGACAAACTGTATATCACGAAGCGGGATAACCTGAAGATTACGGCCACCTACCAGCTGGCACCCAATGAACAGCCCTTCGATATCACCAATGTGATTGGTGATTACCAGGCAGACAGCAGCGTGAAGGATATCGTCACGAAGGTTGTTGTCACATCTGGCAAGGAAAAGGATGTGGCCGTTGTGGCCACTGCTGAGAATGAGGATGCTGCCAAAGTCTATGGCGAAATTGTCCATTATGAAAAGGTTACGGACAAAGAGAAAGACGATGCTCAGAAGATTGCTGACAAGAAGTTAAAAGAGCTATGCAGGAAAAAGATCAGCAAGCGGCTGAAGCTTTTCGGATCCGATGAAGTCAGATCCGGCAGAGTGCTAACATTCAACAGCGAGGAACTGGGCCTGGTAGGGGACTTCCTTGTCCTTTCTGCCAACCACACCTATGACAACATCAATCATTTCATGACGCTGGAAATCCAGTCTACAAAAGACAATCAGGAAGGGGCGGTGTAAATGGCTGCTGATACGTGGGCCCAGGAGATGGCCAACCAGTTCAAAAAGCGGGACAATCCGAAGCCCATATCCAACTGCATCGGCCTGATTCTGCAGATAGGAGATGACTGGAAGGTTTCCATACAGAATGGTGCCTACATCATCGACAAGAAAAATGGCTACATCTGCCGGCACATCCTGCAGAGAGCCAGTGATTTCACGATTGATTCTGAAAGCCAGAGCGGCAGTCTGACAACCGGCAGCTGCACCGGCGGCTATAAGCACAGTGGAAGCAGCTATTCCACATCTAACACGGCCACAGGCCATGTCACACTGCATCCGATTGATGACTGGAAGCCTGGAAATAAAGTGATGGTAGCTCCAACAGCGGACAACCAGCGCTTCTTTATTGTGGATATCATCGTGTAGGAGGTGTGATTTATGTTTCCCTCCGATATTGATCTGAACGATTTGACCGCTGCTGTTTCTACAACCGATGCAAACAGCAGCACATCCGCGGCGACAACAGGGGCAACGACTTTGGGCCGAAGCCCCTATTTCGATCACAAGAAAAAGGAATTTGTGTTCAGCTCCGGCTTCAACAGGGAATGCACCCTGACGGAAAGCATTCAGCAGCATATTCGGCTGTTCATCAACACTATCAAAAACAAGTATGCCATTTATGATAAATATTTTGGAGTTGATACTGATGGTCTTGTAGGCTATCGGCTGCCCAGATCCGTAGCCATTGCTACGATTAAGCAGCAGATTTCTGATGATTTACTGAAAACCTGTCCGGTAATCAAAGAAACAAAGGACTGGACGTTCTCAGGTGAATCCGGTGTATTTAGCTTCACAGCAGTCATGAATGATGGTGTAGAGGTGGTGATTTCAGAAAATGTATACGATTAACCAGATTCACAATACAATTCTCCAGGGAGTTCCTGATGAGTACCAAAAAACGGAAGGCTTCCCCACTTATGACATTACCCGTGGTGTTTCCTTTGGGCAGTTTCAGTTGTGGAAGAAAGCCTTCCTGGTGGAAGAAAAGCAAAATGTAGATAATCTGGAAGGTACTGAGCTGGATTCATGGTGTGCACAGCGTGTCGGCCTAACCAGAAACAGTGCTGTAAAAGCAAAAGCAGTCATTCAGATTGTTTCCGGCGGCGGGCGAATCGTTGCCGGTGACTTGTTTGAAACGGTTGACGGCATCCAGTTCGAATCTACAGAAACCAAAACAGTCGCCCAGGGAGATACCTTCAATGTGCAGGCTGTAGTTGCCGGCACAAGTGGAAATGTGGCCGCTAATACCATCACTCAGATTCCCGTCACCATCAATGGTATCGGCTCTGTTACTAATCCGGATCCGGCAGAAGGCGGCTATTTAGAAGAGACGGATGATGAATTCCGTACACGCTATTATGAAAAGCTGCAGATTCCTGCTACATGCGGGAACAAATACCATTACCTGGCATGGGCAAAAGCTGTTGATGGCGTGGGCAATGCGCGTGTGTTTCCCTGCTGGAATGGCCGTAACACTGTGAAAGTGGTCATCATAGGAAATGATAATAAACCGGCATCTGACAGTCTGGTGCAGGCCGTCCAGGAATACATCGATCCAGGCAAAACCGGATACGGGGAAGGCCAGGCTCCTGTCGGGGCTGTTTGTACGGTTAAGGCCGCAGATACGGTCTCTGTATCGGTCTCTGTATCGGTCTCTGTATCGGTCTCTGTATCTTCCTCCGAAGACATGGAAACCATCAAGGAGAATGTGACGAGTGCCATTGACGCCTACATCAGCTCCCAGGCATTTGCTGCCGGGGACAGTGAAACGGACTATATCAGCTATGCACGAATCGGTGCGGCCATCATCGGAACTACCGGTGTACTTGACTATTCGGATTTGAAAGTGAACGGCGGGACATCAAATATCGTCATCCCGAAGGAATCTGTGGCCGTGTTGGGTGGTGTGACCTATGCTGACTGATACCATGCTCCGGGCTCTCCATGCCTGGTACCGCAAAGACAAATGGGTGAAGGCCCTGTATGATGCCATGGATGCTGACATGAGCGGCGTTGATGGGAAACTGATGCAGGACTACTACAACCTGTTCTTTGACAAGCTGGATGAAGATGGCTGCAAGGTACTGGAAAAGGACCTGGGCCTGACTCCGGCCAAAGATGCCACCCTGGACATGCGACGGAGTGATATTCAAATAAACTGGCTGGCAAAGCAGTTTGCATCCATGCCGGCTATCCAGCAGATTTGTGATGGAATCTACAATGGAGACTGCACAGCTGAGTATGACGGTGATGCTACAATCACGTATGCTTTCCGTCATTACATGGAACCGGCTCCTTATACGGATGCCCTAGTAGCTTCTGTAGACCGCATCAAACCAGCACACATTGATTACAAGTTCCGCTATGACTATAACGTCTGGCGGGACTATTACTATCCGCTGTTCTGGTCCAATGTAAAAGAAAAGACGTGGACAACAGAAGCAGGAATGATATGGTCTGATAACTATGCACTCCGGCATAACTGGTCATACATGAAGACCAGGACGTGGAAAGAAACCATGATTAAAGATGTTGACTAAGATGTTGACTAATAGGAGGATCAGAAATGGCTACAAGAACAACTTACCTCAATCTGATTAAACCGGACTACTCCGATGCTGCAGATATCGCAGACATTAACGCGAACATGGATACTCTGGATGACAAAATCAAAGGGATTGATAGCGCCGCTATTGATGATACGCTGGTGCCTACTTCTGACAGTGGAACAATTAGAAATCAGCTGTCTCAGCTGGCAAACCGAATTAAAGCGGCTACCGGAGCTGGTAGCTGGAAAGATGATCCATCTACAACGCTGGCTTCCCTTGCCACATTGGTGTCTAACCTTGCAAGTGGCAGTGATGTAACATGGGATGGTAAGAAATTTACAAATACAAAACTGGGTATCAGTGGATTAATGGGCACAAATGGGTATGTTAGTTTTGGGCCGAATTTCGGCGGCCTAATTGTACAGTGGGGACATGGATCTCGAGGTGATGTTTACTACCCAGTCGCTTTCAATTTGCTCATCCCTCGCATTTTAACCCAGCATGAGGGGATAGATTTTTATCAAACAAAGCCAAGCGGCGTTTCTTTAACTAAGTTTACCCTAGTCGTCGTCGGCGACGGCACCGCCAAAGATGCTGATTGGTATGCCGTAGGCGCTTAAACAGTGGGGATTAAGCAAATTCGATAAGATTTCCCCGGGGCAAGAAAAAAGCGTAACTATCACGCCGCCAATCAATGCTGACACTAATATCCCCATTTCCGTATGCATCGGCGGGATCGTTTCCGGTTGGTCTCAAGCGGCCTTCGCTTTTAGTGGGATGTCGTTAGAGGTGTGGAATACCGGGTCGCAGGCGGGAAATCTGCCGATTGACAGCGGTATGCAAGTATTTTGGATGTTTATAAGCTTTTAGACAGTGGGTATTTGGGTCTGAAAATACGGAGACTGCCTATCCAGTGACAATGGCCACCACTTTTGTCGTGCTTTCGCTGCACCGTACCTGGGGTTCAGGGAATACGAATGTTTCAATACGTGACTCGTCCTATCAAGGAAAAGCGGCCTACGTCGTCGGAACTGATAACAGTGGCTGCACGATCTTTGCGGTAGGCAAGGCTTAGACAGTGGGTAATATCCGCTGAGACAAGCGTTACTTATCCAGTTTCTATGTCAACCTTTTTGCACGCTTTTGCTGTTGATATGGCGGGGTCTGAAGGCAGCGCGTATAGTATTTGGTCAAGATACGATAAGAGCGATGGAAACCATCTTACTATGGTATAGTTCTTCAAATGTTAATTCGTGGTCAGCGAGGGAGGCATTCCGATGGATTTTGTTGTAATCAGCGGCAAAAATCTCAGCCTCAATCTGCGAGGCAAAATATTCAACCGGCTTCTGCCGGCCTTCCTGAGACACTACAAAGACAAACGGCCGCCTCCGGCGACCGCTGAGATGCTTAATGGATCCATATCCGTTTGGCTTTCGCATTCTGTTATCATTCCTTTCAACATGAATTGGAGGTAAAAAATGAAAGACTACTTAATCAAGTTTAACAGTGACGGACGGAGAGGCACCACTTATGCTGATGGCGTCCATTATTTTGTCAATCCTGATGGCAATGTTACTGATGGCAGTGTTAAAGTACAGGATCTGTTGAATCATGGATTTATTTTTGTAGATGCATCTGATTATGCAAATTTGTTAGGAAATAATTCGGATCATGCAGAATATTGCCGCCAGTCTGATGGGACTTTTGCACCATACGTCGCACCAGAACCAACTGCAGAAGAAAAAGCGGCAGCCCAGAAGGCTGAGCTGGCTTCAGAATATGAATCAAACAAAGCGGAGATGCTGACAGCTCTCCAGGCGGCACAGCTTGCTGGAAACACTGATGCGGTTACTAGCATTCAGAAAGACTATCAGGATATGACGGCAGCATATAAAGAGTCCGTGGAAGGAGTGACAGCAGAATGAGCTTTTGGAAAAGAAAAAAGTATTGTCAGTACTGTGGGAGCGAGCTAAAGTCAGATGGCAGCTGCAGCAACGAAAAATGTATCGCTTATGTCGGCGAAAAGGAAGCTAAGGACGAAGGAGCAAATAAAGAATGAGCGATCTTTTGGTGGAGGGGTCACACACGCTGGTTAGTCTTGCCATCGGCGGGCTAGCCGGGTACTGTGTGGCCTATGTGACGGGCCTCAAGGCCGTGCGTAAGGGGATG